AATACTGAGCCGAGCTGGCTGGTGTTGTAACGCAGCGCGTTGAGCGCCTGGTTCTGCCACGCGTTGTTCTGCAGGAACGGCGTGTGCGGACGGAACAGGCTCATGGCGGGCTACCGATCCTTTACGAGTAGTGCAGCGCGTCTGCCATGATCATCCACAACGGCCACGGGTATCCTTGCGCCGACTGCGGGAACACATTGCCGCTGTATTGATTGATCTGCCGCGGCGGTGTGAAGGAGCCGCCGCCGTAGCTGATCTCGACCCCTAGTACCGCGACCGTGCCATCAAAGGTGCCGCTGCCTGTGCCGGTGCTGCCCGGTGAGGTGCCGATAAAGTCGGGCGATTGACCGAGCATCAACGCAGGGTCGGGAAAGCCACTGCTGAAACTAACCGGCGGAGGGGACGGGTTGGCATAGAAATAACCGTCGACGTAGCCACCGGGATACTCAACACCAGGAAGGTCGCCGAGCTGCGCCGCGAAGCGCAGCGACGTGTCGCCAGCGGCACTGGTGTAGACATGGTCAATATGGACAATCTCGCCGTCGGTGCTCCAGTTGGCGCCGTAGATCGTCGCATTCGCACCCCACGGCTTCATGACGCCGGCAGCGCTGAAGCCCCACACCGCGAGCACGCCCATCCAGAACAGTTTGACCGGACTGCTCATCGCGACGGTGACGACCTCGTTGGTCACACCGGCGGGTGCGGGTGCCCACCACAGTTCCTGCTTGTAGACGCAAGGATAATCTATCGCACTATGCTGCGGGCACTGGCTCGGATACATGACTTGAAAACCGCGGCGCTGGTAAGCGCCCAAGACCGGGCTGTTGATCGCCGCTATCTGTGGGTCGGGGTCGTATTGGATGCCGCCGACGAAGCCGGTTTGGCCCGACTGGCCGTAAATGACATTGACAAGCACCACACAGGGGTTGGGTGTAGTGACGCCGGCGACCGCGATATGACCTGGCGTGATGGAGACCGCGTCAACGAAAGAGCAGCCGGTCTCCATGCCCACCGGTGGACCAGGGACGCAAGCGGCAGATTGATGGATTTCGTTAAGAGAATCGCATAGGAAGCAGACATTCTCTTCGAGCCCCGTCCAGCCGGGCGTCGGAAGTCCGCCACCGCCACCGCCGCCGCCGCCGCCCGAGGTCGCCACCGACGCATTGCCGGTGCCCACCACCACTGGCTCGGCCTCGACCGTCAGATCGCCGTTGTCGTTCTCCTCGATCTGGATGACCCGCACTGCCTCGTTGACGAGGTAGGAGTCGCCGAGACTGCCGGTCAGGGTCACGATGTCCATGACCTCGAGCAGCGCCTTGTCCCAGCCGATTTGAAACTTGTAGAGGTCGCGGATGAATTGCGCGCGTTGCAGGATCAGCTGCGCCGAGACCTGTGCTGCGTGGGCATTGGCAAAGCACTTGCCGGGCAGGCTGTCGCCGATGCGCAGCCCATAGGCGTCGATCGCCGCCTGGTCGTAAACGAGCAGAGGTGTCGCATTGTAGAAGTTGGCGCGGTCGAGGTATTCGATCGTGAACCAGTTGAACGCATCGGCCGGGTTGGTACGCGTGACGACGATCGGATCGTCCTGCCCGACCTCCGGCTCGGCGCCATCCTGGTGCGGATGCCACGGCATAAAGTCGTGGTCTGTCAGGGCATAGACCGGCGTCAGGTTGGGGGTGAACGAGCCTAGCGAGAGGTCGCCGCGCGGAATGAATTTGAGCAGGCTGCCCGAGCAGACCGGCACCACATTGAGCAAGCGGCACAGACCATCGAGCCATTGCGCGGCGCGCTGCTGGCCCTCCAATGACACCGAGATGAACAGACCAAAGGCCGTGCAGTAATTGGCGACCGAGTTGCCGGGGGTGATCAGGTCGTCGAGATTGGCCGCCGGAAAGCCACAGCCATAGCGCGCGTTGGTCAGAAAATCGGTGATCACGTTACCGGGGTTGGCGTCACCTCCGCCGGTGTCGTAGAGCAAACCGCTGAGCTCAAAGCCGAGGTTCGGGATCGTCGGGCTCGTGCCGAGATCCATCGGGGTGCCGGTGATCCAGCACGTCCCCGAGTAATTGATCCCCGAGCCGATGCCGTTGAATGTCGGGTCGCCGGCCTGGCCATCGCTGCCGGCATAGAAGTGGAGCCCGGTGGCGCTGAACGCTTCGACCTGGGCATTGGCAAAGACGAGGTTCGCGGAGTTGGGCGTGATCGGCCCCTGGCACATCGCAAAGGCGACGTCGACCGTGAAGTCCTGGTTGCCTTTCTTGCCGCCGCCTTTCTTGCCACCGCCGCCGCCCTTGCCCTGCACGGTGTTGGTGCCGCCGAGTGGCAACGCTCCTCGACCCTTGCCTTTCTTGCCGCCGCCGTTCGGCCCCATATAGTTGCCGAGCGAGATCAGGTTCACCTGCTGGCGAACGGTGCCGTAGATCAACGGCAACACCGAGCCGAGCTGGCTGGTGTTGTAACGCAGCGCGTTGAGCGCCTGGTTCTGCCACGCGTTGTTCTGCAGGAACGGCGTCTGCGGGCGGAACAGGCTCATGGCACCGCCCGCGGGTCAGAAGGCAGAGAGGAATTTGACCGGCCGGTGCTGCGCCAAGCGGCCGTTCTCGCCATCGCCCCAGCACACCTCGCCGCGGTCGGCAAAGGCGTGGATCAGCTTCGGCCACTCGACGACGATGCCGCCGTGCCAATAGAGCCGGCCATATTTGAACAGCGCGATATCGCCGGGCTCAGGGCAGTCGACCTCGTGGCCGTATTCGAGCAGGCCTGCGAGATAGGTCTCCTCGCTGCGGTGCCGGAACTGATCGGGCCGGTAGAACGGGATCTTGATTTCGCCGACGAGGCCGACCGCGCGGTAGACGCCGTAAATCAGTCCGAGACAGTCGCAGCCGGCACCCTTGAGGGAGGCCATGTGGTGAAACCGCGTGCCAATCCAGGTCTTGGCTTCGGCGATGATCGCCTGGCGCTGCGGATCGAGATCAGACAAAGCCGGCTCACTTCTTCTTGCCGGCTGCGGTCTTCGCGATCCTGCCGGCAAAGGTGTTGCCGGCGGCAGCACTGCTGGTGCGGTATCGGGCGCGGAGCCCCTTGGGCCGGCGCAGAATGGCTTGCGCCCGGCGCCGCCTGGCGGCTTGCGTACTCATTACGAGAAGGTGCCGGTGCCGGTCGCCTGCAGCGCCGCGGCTGAGCTCGAGGTAAGCGTGAGCTGGAAGTCGCGCCAGGTGTTCTGGCCAATCGTCATCGTGCCGTTCAATGTCCAGCCGGTGTTGGTGGTGACCGTCCACACGTGGTTGGCCGAGCTCGAATTGATGATCCGCAGCTTGTAGACGGCGCCGTTGATCACATTCGCGAGTTGCGCGACCAGATTGGCGACGGTCGGCAATTGCGCGTTGCTGTCGCCGCCCATCGTGCCGGTCATGTTGAGCACGACTTCCTGGAGCCCGCCCGAGATGTTCGCACCGGTCAGGGTCGTGCCCGAGGTGGCAGTGTTGGTCTTGTAAGCATAGTTGACGGTCGGTCCGAGACCGCTAAGGTCGCCAGCCAAACCAAACAGCAGCCCGGTCCAGGTGCCGCTCGCGACGCACCAGCCGATGAAGACAAAGTTGACTGGGACCACGATGCTGTTGGACGCGCCAAAATTGGTGCCGTTGAGCACGATCGCGTCCGAGCCGCTGGGGAACAACGCCGCCGGGTGGCCCGCAGTGTTGAACACAATCTGCGTCAGGCCTGCCGCTGCCGGTTGCAGCTTGGCGCTGTCGTAAGGTGACGCGGCCGCGGTCGCGGTCGTGATGTTGCTTAATTCGGTGGTGAGCTGCGTCGCACTCGCCTGTCCGCCGCCAGAGAATGCGGTGACTGCGGTGGCCGCCGAGCGGGTGAGCAGCCCGGTGAGGGTCAAACCGGTCAGTGTCGCCGAGTTGGCAGTCGCGATCAGCGCACCGATCGAGGTCTGCAACCACACCGCAGCACCCCCGGTGGCGCTCACGCAGACCCAGGCACGATTGGGCGAGGCTGTGGTGTTGATCCACACCGAGCCCGGCGCATAATCCTGGGTCGTGTCGTTGCCGACCGCCGGATCGGCGGTGGCGGTGAAATTGTTGCGACCGATCGCCTGCGTGAACCCCATGTTCTGCAGGTTGACCGCGTCGAACTGCGAACTGACCGAGACATAGAGGTTGCTGTCGACGGTATAAGTCGCGCCCGACAACACCTTGACCGATGAGCCAGCCGTAAGACCCGGCGGCGCCAGCATCATTACCATATTACGAATGCCTTATCTGGAGGGAGCTGGGGATGGCCGAAGCCGGCGCCGCCTTAAATCGCGGTTTCCGGAGGCGGAATATCGGGAAAGCCGCCGTACCGCAGCTGGTTCTTAAAGACGTTTGTGCAGGTCGGCAGCGTGTGGTCGCAGCCGGGCAACAGGTTGAACTGGTCAGTGCCGGCGACCACCGGGAAGACCCAGGGCTTCAGGAAATAGATCGCCGGGAGTGGATTGAACGACGGATCGAGCCGGCCGATGGTCCGCGAGTAGCCGGCGTTCTGTCCACTGGTACAGATGATCGTGCCGTTGTCGTAGGAGCCGGCGACGCTCGGCACGAATGTCGTGTAGATGAGATTTTGGTTGGAGCCGGCACTGCAGGTGATCGTCTGCTGGCCGATCCCGGTTGACGTGCCGAGCGCGTTCTTGCCATTGACCCGGTCGTAGCTGCACATGCCCACACCGGGCTCGCCAAAGATCAGGTTGCAGCCCGCCATGAACAGGCGCCGCGGCATTTGCACGGTCAGGAAATCGGTCAGGCTGTTGACGTGGATCTTGGTCTTGGTGCGGCCGATCTCGACATCGCCGACCCGGCCATAAAACCGTTCGATCGTGCCGGTGACGGTGGTCGAAGGCGGTACGAAATAGGCGCGCCACACCTCGCACGTCGCACCGTCGAAGAGGCCGGCGTGCAGTGCCGCCTGCCAGCTCAATGAGCCGCCGAGCGCCAGCAGGTCATTAGGCCCAGCATAGACGGTGACGTCGATCGTGCCGACGTCGAGCCCGATCTTCTCGGTGATCTTGGTGCGCTCGAT